ATCTTTAGTTTTGAAAGTAGATAAACAAGGATGCTTTGCTATTTCAACATCTAACCCTGTTCTCCAATCTTTTTCACCTTCTCCTGAACCACCTTCTCCACCTTCTCCTGTTCCCCCATCATTGTTTCCGCCTTCTCCTCCTGAACCACCTTCATCCCCAGCAAAACTCATACTAAGGGGACTAAGCAATCTACCCATGAAACTTAGTTTGTCCCAAATAAACATAATCTACCTCTTTCCTTTTTGTTTGGTTTTAAATACATCTAACTTTATCATTGTATTTATGTGAAGCATAACAGACCTCTGACCTTCATTGTAATTCATGATGTGCTGTTGTGCATTAAGTGTAGTATGATTTTGCCAATTCCTTTGACCTAGATCTTCTAACACTCTCTTACCCTCTTTGGAACCAAATACTGTTTTGTAATCTCTAGTAATTGCATCCATGTTTTCCATTTGTTCTTTTTGCTCTTTTGATACTACTTCTTTTCCACCGCACATAGTATTACCCTTTCTGTAAAATGTTAACTGCCTCTGCTCCTGTCTTTAAATTCTTTGTTGCTTCTCCTGTTTCTATTTGCTGTTGATCTTTCTGTTGTTGTGCTAACCTAGTTGCTCTATCCTGTGCCACTATCTTTTTATCTTTCATCATCCTAGGTGGTATATTATATAGATCAGCTAAGATGTGTGCAGTTTCATCAAAATCTACATTATCTAATACTGTCTGATCTACTTTACCTAAGTTACCTATCATAGCTACCATATTATTAATAGCTTGTACTTCTTGTATTTTCTGTGCTCTTGCTAAGGGTGAAACATATTCTATTACAAAATCTTGCCCTTGTAATTCTTTAGGTATTAATTTGGGATCACCAAATCTACCTTTGCGTAGTAAGATCATAAATGTTCTATATATTACAGGGTCTAGCAGTTCACTAGATAATCTACCTAATAGAGGACCCATTAATAACATTCTCTCAGCTACCTTTTCACTAACCTCATAAGCTGTCTTCTCTACTCCATCTTGTAACATTAGAAACATATCAACAAAGAAAGTTTTCTTTATACTCTCTCTTCTGATGTTTTCCATCTCTATACCTATTGATATATTACCTTGTGTACCTAGAGTTTCTACTTTATCTTCTGGTCCACCTGATATTTTAAAGTTAATAGAACCAGGTGTAGTTCTAAAAGGTAATATGAAACCATCATGTGGTAAGATTATTGAAGGGTCAACTGATTTCTGTGCACCTATTAAAGTTGTCTCGCTCATTTTATTTAACATTCTTAAATCTGGTAAAGCAACCATAGTAGGAGAATAACCATTTACTTCTCCAGAGCTCTTAGTGAATCTAGTTACAAAGAAAGGAAACTCTCTATAACCTCCTTCAGTTAAAAGCTTCTTACTATCCTTTGCAATAAACAAAGATGCAATAGACATATTCTTTTTATCTTTCTTTCTTCTGTCTCTTTCAACTCTAGGGAATACTGCATGTATGTATTCTCTCTTATTTTCAAATTTCTTTAAGGAAATATCTTTCTTAACCTTTTCACAAACATCTTTACCCCATCTCTGATAAGCTTGTCTTGCTGTTAGTTTGAAAGTTCTGAATACAGTATCTACTCTTCCCTTATCATCTTCACAAAAAACTATTTCTCCAAACTCTCTACAGTAGAATCTAATATCTTCTTTCTCATCTTCCTCTTCATATAATATTGCAGTACCAGCACAGCCTAAGTCTAAATAGAACTCATGTACTTGCTGACTGAAATTTGAAGAGTTAATAACGTCATACATTTTATCTTGTGCATCTTGTAGCCATATTTTAATAGATTGATTCTTCATTAACTTTTTATCTCTAGTTCTTAGGGAAAACCATTTAGAAGCAGGGTTAGTTAAGTAACCGTGTAATCCTGCTGCGAAGATAGGTAGAGATTGCATACCTGTTGAATCATATAAATCTTTAGGTAACATACTACCAGGAGTTCTATCAAAATATTTTCTAGGTAACACAAAGTAAGTGCATTCATCTACATGTGTTTTCCAAGTACTATTTAATGAAATTAATTTATCTACTCTAGAAATAATATCTGTTACATTAAGTTCCATTCTAAACTCCTAGTAATCCTCTTTTTTGGGTTTTGGCCACAGCTTCTAATCCTAGTGGTGAAGTTAATACAGTGTTAGATATTGAAGCTCTTCTTTGTTGAGTATCTAGTTTTGCTTGTGCGGTAGCTTTGTTGCTAGCATCAGCTGCAAGTTTCTTTGCTGCTTCTTCTTTCTCTAAAGCTTTCTTTTCAGTTGCTGCTGCCATTGCTGATTGCTGTTCTCTATTCTTCTTTTGTTCTTTGGATGCTTTGTTAGCTGAATATACTGTTGCCCCTGCTGATATACCGCCAGCTATTAAAAGTGGTACTAATGCTGGCATTGATTATTCTCCTTCCTGTAAAGATTCCCCTTTCCATAGGGAGATTGAAATTCTCTTATTAACATATAACCCATCCTCCTGTTTAGCTTATTTACTATAATATCATCTTTCATAGCAATTGTAAACAAAAACTTTTCACCTCTTTGAAATATATAAGCTTCTGCTCTATTACCTATGAGTATAGCTTCTCTTAGTTTCAAAGGGCTAGCATCTCTATCTTTCAATCCTTCTAAAAACATGTTACCACTTATTCTGTAAAAGAAGGTAGCACCTATTTTCTCTTCTCCCTTATAAGCTAGCCAAAGATTCTCTCCATTAACTTTTAATAATTCAATAGCTTGAAGCTTAGTTAATTGACCTTTAGCATCCTTTACCATCAAAGTTAAAAGGTATTCTATACCCCACTCAGTTGTTATAGGTATTAGTTTTAAATCATCATTGACTATTAGTTTTTCTACTTTGTTTTTATAAATTATATTCTTATACATCATTATCCCCTTAATGGTGAATAGTCTTTCATGTTAGTAGTTCTCTGTAAATGCTTCATCATAGTTCTTGGCACGGGAGGTTTAGCAATTTGATCTTGCATAGCTAAAGCATCAGCTAAATCTACATATAGTGATTTAAACCCATCTCTTGTAACACCAAGTAACTCTCTTTCCATTTCAGCTAACCAAGGAGCTTGATCTGGGAACCATATTTGATGAGCAGTAAATCTAGGTCCTAGCATTGATACTCTTTCTAACTTACTTCCAGCCTTAGCATGTTCTATTTCATCAATATCAAAAAATACATTTTTCTTAACCATTTCTTGTCTGATGAAGGGCTCTAGTATTTGTTGATACATACCTTTCTCTATACCCACTCTTAACATTCTTCTATATTGTTTCCACTTTATTACTTCATCAAATAGTATTTTCATTAATTCAGAAGAATCCCATCTACCAAATAATACATCAGCTATAATCCATCTGTTATCTGGAGTAACTAAGTTTATTACAATAGCTCTATAACAAGAAGTGACTTTCTTTGAAGAAGCAGGGTCTATAGTAAAATAGATATTACAGTCTTTTAAAATATTATCAATACTACCTGGAGTATACCACATGAAATCTTTTCTATGTATTACTCTAAACTCTTCTGAAGATGATTCACACATTTTTTCTCTTAACCAAACATCTAGCTTACCTAATTTCCTATAATTCTCTTTCTCTAACATTATAGCATCTAACCCTCTTTGTTCAGGCCATATAGGTTTGCCTCCTATCAGTTCAGGAATCTTACTCCATCTAAACTTTAACTCCTTGAAATTATTTATTACTCTTTCTATAATACATGCATCTCCTAGGTTATTTCCAATTAGGAAGATTCTACATTTTTCACCAAGGAACATAACATCTGATAAGAACCAATTCCAATCATTCTCTAAAGTTACTTCAGACCTCATATCTTCTAAATCCTGAGGATCATCACATATTACAATCTTTGGTCTTCTATCTCTGTTGGCTAAACCTCTAATGGAAGCTCCCTTACCGTAGGCTTCTATTCTCACATTGATAATATTACCTGAGTCATCTTTTACATCAATAGAAAATACTTCTCCAGATTGTTGTTTGATTTTTACTAAGGATGCATTCAATAAAGGGTTATTTATATATTCTTCTTCAATTTCTTTTAATTTGTTGGAAGCCAAGGTCGCGTTATTTTTTATGAGTACTATATAATCCCATTTAGCTTTGGGGAATGTACAAGCATACAAAGGAAATGCTCTTAAGGCATATTGCCCTTTAGCTGATTCTCTATAACCTTCAAATGCTTCATTCTCTGTTCCCTCTAATAATGAGTCAGACCAAGTATAATGGAATGGAGCTGATTTCTTTTCATCTGTACCCGTCTCTAGTAGTACCTTTCTATAATTGATTAAATTTAATTTAGACTTAGCATACATAGTAATCAATTGTTCTTCTTCATCTTGTAACTTATCTAAAGTAGGTTTTACTATTTCATTTATATTGACTACATTCTTACCTTGTTTCTTTTTACCGAACTTCTTTGCACTCTCGGCTTTTCTTTTTGCTATCTTCTTTTGAGGTTCACTCTTTTTAGATTTGGTAACCTTTTTCTTTACTACTTTCTTTTTAACAATAGATTTAGTAACCATTATATACCATCCCTCATAACTAACCTATAATCTAGTTTATGACTAATTAGGTTTTCCTTTAGTTTATCAAAACCCTTCTGTTCATTTTTAATTAAACAAGCTATAATGTGTTCTAACTCTTTTTTCTCATGTCTCTTTAAACCTCTTTTTCTAGTTTGTTCCTCAATACCCATTTCTAACATTATGTCTTCATCATAAGTCAACCCCTCAAATACTTTCTTAAGAACTAACTTATTTAAACTACCTATTGTTAGAATATTATTAAAGTTTCTTCTCTTTGACATAACTTTCCCCTTCTATTGATATATTATAACCTTTCCTCATTATCTATTTCTTCTACACCACTTGATTTCTTAATAGCTTCTTGTAGTTTATTCTTAAAGGTTACTTCACCAGTCTGATGTACTTCTTGTTTATCTACCATACCATGGTTATTCTTTAAATCAAATATAATACCAGTAACATAAGTATCTTTATTTAATCTCTCTACCTTTTGAGCAAATACATAAGCTTTCATCTTACTTATTAAATTACCAAAGGTCTTTCTTTCAATCCATCTATTTAATTGACCTACATTAACTCCCATGAAGCAACTTAATCTTTCCACAGTCATAGGTACAGTCTTCTCTTGACAATATTTGATGAATACTTTGAATCTTTCTACTACTTCCTTTTCTGTGGTGGGTACTTTGATATCAAATAAATAAGGTAGGTATTCTTTATCTATTTCATAACCATATTTATCTGTTTCTTTAGGACTGTTAACCTTTTTACTAAAGTCTTTAACCATTTCTCTCTCTAGTTTATTCAAGGCCTTCTTTTTCTTAGTGATACTTTGTTTATTCTGCTTCTTCACTATATCTCCTTTCTATATTAGCCTATGTTCATATCTTTAAATAAAAAATACATACCGCATATAAATACTGCAATGAATCCTATTAAACTACCTCCGAAGAATAATATCATATTCTTAGAACATATCATAGCTATTAAATAGATTACAGATATAATAGCTGTTACTATTAAACCTAATAAGAAACTAATCATACTACATCTCCTTACTTTAATAAAGACGCCAAGCTATAACTTCTACGCAGGTTATATTTAATCTCACCAGTAATCTTTTACTAGTCAGGAGAACCTGGCCCTTTTATTACTTCTTCCTATTACTACCCTTCCTATTAGTAGGCTTCTTATCACCCTTCTTACCTACTCTAGGTGTCTTACCACAATCTCCTTTTCTTTTCATTACCTTAACTCCTCTTTTAAAATTCTATAAAAATATATTTGTTTAT